GGTCCCTTTGTGAAAGTAGAGAAATATTGTTAGTTGGTGTATAGGTTGTATTCGGTGAATTTTGAAATGTTAATATGATACTCCCGTTCGAATTTGTCGGACAGGTTGGAACATAAAACAAACCAACATTTAACCAAACATATCTTTGATGCTGATTACTTATCGCTGCTATTTGTCCTCCAAGTACTCCAGGATTTAAAATCCTGGATTGTAGTAATAAGAGATCGTCAGTTGTTGTACTGGATTGAATTGGAGCTTGAAATAATAAGCTTCCTGCAACTCTAGTTGCATTCCTTCCTTGAACAATAACTTCCTTCGTCGTTATAGGAGGAGGTGTATAATCGGATCCAAAAGCTGTTGGAATACCCTGTAATTGTACAGTTGGTATCTCAGTCTTTAAGGCTCTGATGAACTTCTCATCCTTTGTTCCTTCTACAATCGGTCCATTGATCGATACTTGTCCTTTGGATTTGGGATCCAAACTCTGTTTATTACCACCCATAGCGTCAGCAAACTTCGCGACTGTATTTGGCAGCTTATTAATGATTCCGTCAATCGGATTTTCGATCGTTGATACAATTGTATCGACTGTTGAAATTCCAGCATTAACAAATTTCATTGCTGTGTCTATTACGTCACCTTGTTTCTTAACTTGGTTTTGGTGCCTTACAGGTTTTAAGGATCCTATTTTCAATTTTGATTTTGAACTTGACTCATTAGTCTTGTTCTTCGCACCTGATTGTTTTACAGATGCTTTTGATTTTGTGACTGAACTTTTTAGTTTAGTTTTCATTATCGAGGGTTTCAGAAAGTGGTCGGGGGCTTCCCAAAATCTTACCTCTATATTTGCCATGTAAGTGTTGCAAATGGAATTCAGGGGTTAATTGCATGAATTTTTCAATATATTCTTTGCCAGAACGTCTAACAAAGTACCTTGGTTCCCATGTTTGGAAATCATCGTCAAAAGTTGGAGTTTGAATTGGTAATTGAAACTCGACCCCAGATAGTTGAAGTTTTGATACGAAATGTTTTGTAGCCTCACGGTTCATATATATGAACTTAGTTAGTGTTGCTAAATGGTTTCCGATCTCTACTAATACTTCTGTAAGGTCAAATTGGAATTCTTCATCCTGATTTGTTGCAATCTCATCTTCCATTAGTTCTGTATGTTGAGTACATAAACGAACAAGGAACAATTTTGAAATTGGGTCGAGAAGGTCTGTAAAGACTTCTAAATCCTGTTCATCACGTTCTTTCAGTACTTTTGATACAACGGAATTTTCTAATGTTAGTGGTTGCTTTAAGTAAGTCTTCGTGTACTTCTTCAGTAGTCTATACTTTGTATGACGAGAAAGAATGAAGCCTTGATTTACTCTTGTATCACGGACTCCTAAACCTCCAAAGGCCTTTGAAACGGTCCACATTCTTCTGGGTATCTTTCGATTTAACCTAGATAGTGTATCGCGAATAAAGCCGACTTCTATATCTAAATCATATTCAAAATTTTGAGCGAGCTCTGATATTTGTTCGAGCTCAACAGGCTTAAAATTCTTTATATTGTTATTGAAATAGAGTCCAAGGTTTAAATAATTAACCTCTCCCTTATCTGTAATCATGACATTGTTCATCTGACCATGTGTCCTTCCTAAGATTGTTTTTAGATTAACTTTGAGTCCATAAGACCCACTAATCTGTATAAATCTATTGAAGGAAGCCTCAGTTTCGAATCCTGTAAAGAGATCATCTCCATTAATTAGGAGTGTTCCTTTTAAGAACTCGTATACTTGGGCACCACTTGGTCGTTTCGGATAATGATCAGATAAGAAATCTTCAAGTTTTGCTTGAATCATAGTTGCTAAATTTATCACACATAGAATGACGAATGATAATGGGTTTCCCATTAATTGTCCTGATTTCTGAAGTGCGAATTCTCCAAATGTTTCTTCAAGTACGTCAATTAACTCCCGAGTGAGTTCTTGACCATCCTCTTTTGTGGGATGGTTAACAAACATCATTTTGGTTAAGTTAAGATGTCGTGGTTGTAAAGTTTCTACAATACGTTTAAAGAAATAAGATTCCCCGGATAAACCTAATCTATTTAATAAACTGAAAATGACTCTTTTGGTCGCTTCCGGTTTAAGTAAATTAGTTGCATCTGAGTAATCAGCTGAGGCATGTAATAAATTATGTCTTTTATTATATTCATAGACAGATTTAAAATCTTCCTTCCAATCTTTATTCATAGTTGAGTAACTACAATCCTTCCATTCTCTTAACATATAGTTTTGGAGTGGTCGACAGAACGTTTGATAAAACGTACTTTGTACTGTTAAATATCTAACTTTATTAGCTTCTACAAGTAAGGCAATTCTTGCTGAATTTGCTTTCATAATTTGACTTTGTGTTTGTCCTTTCTTTCTTGTTGGATTCAACATTAACCAGTTACTGAACTCTTCAAAGCAGTCGAAATCGACTTCCTTAGGGTTTCTCACCATTTCTGTTAATTCCTTCAATATTCTTCTCCCTCCACCTACAGTTTGAGAAAACTCTAACGTAGATTTTGATGAGGGCGGGACAATATCCTCCATAGAAAAGTTTTCAGGTTTCCTAAATACTTGATCCATCGCTAATTCTAAATAATAATTTTGAATTTTAGGGTAGGATAAGGGAATAGGTTCCACTACTAACTTTTCTGTGGTCGACACAATTGACTCGCGCATTTGAGCTTTTGTGAGTTCAGCGAACCCTTTCTTCATCTGATTGAAAGAATAGAGAACGTCGAACTTACGGCCCTTATGCCAGTCAAACTTTAGTGTTTTTAAGAATATTTTCAAGTGTGTCGGTAGAAAATCAATTAAACTTTTCCAATTTTTATTGAA